CTGCCCCGCCTGCGGGCTCTGCAAATAACTGTAAGTTCATTGGTAACATGTCTCTCATCGTCAATACCTCCATTTTAAGGGTGTCACCCTGTGATTTTCGTTTCATCCATTGTCATCAGTGTCACTGGCCATGCAGCAGTTTAAAGCCATGCTCGTGTTTGGGCGTAAAAATAGCACCCAGGATAATCCTGCGTGCTTACTCCTCAATCTTATCAGTCAACAAACATCCAGTCCTCCGCCAGCATATCTGCCTGACTTGCCAGCCATCCCATCTGTACGCCGCTCGTGCCAACAAACGCTATGGCTTTATTTCCGATGGCATCATGCGTGCAGTTTACAATCTCGCCATCTGCATTTTTATAGCTGATACTGGTTGCCAGTTCGATATACTGGTTTTTCCCATTCCATCCCTGTCTTTTAACTTTTAATCCGCGTTTCATGTATTTAACGGCATCGCCGAAACCAAAGGTGGCAGTTCCACCCAAGATGGGTGTGTTTTCCCCATTGGCGACATCCCATTCATCCGACAGCACATTCTGCAATGTATATTCCACTCTTTGTGTTTCGCGAATATCAAGCCGCTGATTATCCTTTGTGTACATGACGACGGTTTCCTTCTTCGGGTCCCAGCACCAATACCCTCCCCAGGACGGGAGTTTCATTGGGATACCTTTTTTCATCTGATTCAGTGCGTCCAAAAAATTCATATGTTTCCCTCTCTTTCCGTTGCGATATCGCAACAAATAAAATACCACCGGCCATTAATGACTGGTGGTTATAATCCCGGTATTGTATCCTTTATTCCTTTTGCAAGGTTTGCTGCTTTCTTCATCAAAGTATTTTCTTCCAGATATTCAAGGCCCTTCAACGTAATCTCAGGCCTTGTCAACGCCACCCTGGGGTATCCGCAGTCAAAGGCATTCCATGTCTGCCCACCTGTAATATACCCTTCATTCAACAGCATGGCCATTATACGGCTCCATTTCGGTACAGACAGTTCGAGTCTTTCAGCAGATAGGATTTCCCTATCTATTTCCTCGCAGTCCATTGATTTCTGAAGGATGCGGAGTATCTTATAAATCAACCGGAAATCATCCATACATACCCTCCTTTATGGTTACTGGGATTTTTCATGCTCCTCGACAATTTTCCTTAACTGCTCTTTCCATTCCTCCAGGGTGTATTTTCCACCAAGGCAGAAAGAAATATCCTTAAGCTGTCCGGTAATTGCGTATACCTTCCGTCTTAATGCCTGAAGTTCCTCATCGTTCCGCATCCGGTTCTTGAATTCTTCCTTCATCATTGCTTTATTCACCTACAACTTTCAAAAATGCAAGATATAATTCACCCAACTCCTCTTTGAGGAATTTAACCGTTACATCATCCCCTTGGTAAAGGGCAGTGAACACGTTTGCAAACACTTCCAACTCTGAATACCCTGGGATACCAATATATTGTGATTCATGATAGGCATCGCCCACTATCACATTATCTGTCAGGCACCCCAGTATATCGCTGATGAGGTTATTATACTCCAGTTCTCCTCCAGGAGCAAATAATTTATTATATCTATCCGCATCTTTCAGCAACCTTTTCTCTGATTCTAAAATAGCATCCGTAAACTGTACATTCATTGGGCTTCCAAACTCGTTGTGGTCAATCCGGTGCGCCAATTCATGTATCATGACCTCTCTATAGTCATAATATTCATACAACGGATGGGCTGGGTTAACTACAATTGTGTCTGTATCCGGGTCATACGCATACGCATGTTCAGCCGTCTCCTTAAGCACAACAAATTCATCCTCCGTGTATTTATCGACTAAATCTATCATTTTCTCAGGTGTATCATCCCGATACACCTTTATCTCATCTGAAACCGTGTATCTCTCCCCTGCCTCCCCCTCCCATTTCTCGGATTTCTGTTTATACTGCTTCTGATTTTCTGGTGACAAAGAATATTCCGCCAGCCGCCCATATTTCTCTACCTGCCTTGAAGCATACTTCCGTTCAGCCTCCTGCTGATTGGCCTGGCCGATGTCTTCCAGTTCCTTTTCACTCCAGATATCGTCCGCCGTGGAAATGCCGGGGAAGTACGTTGTGTGGCTGTCCTTGCATCTGGGATGATACAGGCCGGCCGCAACGGCCTTGCTCATGAGGGGATACGGACCATCGGATTTCTTTCCGCCGGACCAGACGTCGTCAATCAGGACCTTACCGACAAATGGCAGGCACTTCGGACACGGGTTCCCGCGCTTGCTGACAATCACGGTAGTAATCCCCCATTCTTGACGCTTCTCTCCTTCTCCTTGCAGATACGCCCGCTTGGATGCCGTCCGGATGGCCATGTCGGCATAATCTGCCAGGGTATGACGGGCACCATTGGCATACTCTACACAGTTAAGGCCCCGTGAGAGCATGTCCCTGGTAGCCATGTCCACTGCCTTCTCGTAGGTTCCTGCACCGGTATTGGCATAAACCTGGGCATTGAAGATTGCCTTACGATAATCATCATTAGCTTTACGCAGGACAGCCGTCTCCGCCGCTTCCATGTCGTGGGTAGTGGCCTCGATCAATGCTTCCAGCTTCCGTTCATTCAGTTTAAAAAACTCGGCGGTGGCACCTTTGCTGATTTTCCTGGCTGGAAATCCTTTGCGAATGGCGTTCAGTATCTGGATTTCCTGCTGCATGTTACCTTTTTGCCTGGATATCCGTATCAGCTCACCTATTTCCTTGTTGAGATTCTGAAACTGCTTTCCATACCGTTTTCGGTTATCCCTCTTATACTTTTCCAGGGCCTTAAGCTGCTCTGCCTGCCACATGGACCACTCAATACCCTCTTTGGTTTCCTCGGCCCGATGTCGGTCCATATTGCGTATCATAGACTTGATAAGTTCATCCTCTATGGCTTTGAAGGCGGCGCCGATATCGTACTCATTATGTTGCACTCATCAGCGCCCCTTCCGCTCCAGGCGTGCCTCCTTCTGACAAATACACTCCCTTATTTGCATACACATTGAATCCCTGCGCCTTGAATTGCCGTGTCAACGCCTTGAGCTGGGTCACGCTGCTGCATTTATCGCAACGCAGTTCCGCGTACCCCTGCTTCTCAATTGCGTAGATACCCAGTGGTACCTGTTCCTTTGCCACCTGCAGCAGTCCCTGGTACTCCTTCTGGCTCATCTGATACAGACGGTTCATTACCTTGACCTTCATCTGGCTTTCCTCCCTTCATGTTAAGTTGAAAACTGCCAGCAGCCGTATTGATTCCGGGTTCTTCCACTTTCGCAATGCCCTGCTCTGCCTTCAATCGCGCTATCTCCTCTTGTTTCCATGCATCGTCCTTGCTATCACCATACAATTCCTCCACCTGAGCCTCGATGCTCATCATTGGAACGCCGGGACGGGCCTTGGCCAGGGTCTCCACCTGGCTCTCAAAGGATGGGTTTGCATACTCACCGAAGGGGATATCCACTTTGACCTCCTCCACCCCCTTACCATGAAGGATATTGCAAGCGTTGATTGCCGCGCTGACCAGCTCCGGAAGAGTCTCCTGCAGAGCCTCCACAATAGCATTCCGGGTGTACAGGGTAGCTTTTTCCTTTTCGCGCTGCGCTTCGGCGTTGTCCAGCTTCTTGACATCAATCCCCAGAGTGGATGGGCTGATAACGCCCTGCAGGCACAGGTCCAAAGCTGTACAATAGGACGCCAGATAACTATCGTGGGGGATAGTTGGCTGCACCACATTGACCTTGTTATCTGCATTCTCTGACATATCATTATCAGAAGCAAAATATCGGTCGTCAAATGGGTTCGGCCGGATGACCTTCCCTGTCTCCGGGTCGTGTGGCACCAGGCAGTCCGGTATGTACGTCTTGGCCCGACCAGCACGCAGCGCATCCATCCACTGGGACCAGGCCTCGTCAAAGGCATCAAAACTGTCCAGCTTACCGTCAAAGATGCTGCCACCGCGTCCCTCGTATTTGGTGGATTCATAGACTTGCAAGGGTACGGCCAGCATGACTGTATCATCAAACTTCGTATCTTTTATTCCCTTTGTGGCATCGATGGCATTAAGGGGCACCGACGTGTCACCCTTATACAACTCGTTACGTATATAGCCGTATCCATAATGCTCATACAGGACATACTGCTGATACCCGGATTTGTAGGGGGTCTTGAAAACAACTTCCTTCACCCGGTCCCGGTTTCGGACAATCTCAACCCGCTCCCCTGGATACCACTCCAGGATTGGATACTCACTGACGGTCGTGTCAACCGTGACCTTGAAGGCGCCGTCCCCGATGTACAGGACCTCCTTCAAGGCCTTCTCCAGCTTACGAGTGAACTTATTATCCTTTGCAATGTCCTCCCACAGCTGCCGCTGCTGGTCGTTACCTGCAAAATCAAAATCATTCATGTCATCCAGGACAATGCCTGACAGGATACGGATAATCAGCCCGGGCAGGCCGGTATGTATCTTGCGCATCTCCATACCCGGTGTACACCTGCTGGCCCAGAACTTGTATCTGTCAGCGTACTCTGGAGCCTGCTGATACATCTGCTCCAGCTCGTTACCATCACCACGGTACCAGATGCGATTTCGGATGGCATTGGTCTCGAAGTCCAGGACCTCGTTAATCTGGATGCAGTTCCCGCTGGCCGGTACCACATTCAGCCAGCTGCGGATGCCCCGCTTGATAGTCTCACTCATGTTGTTCAGCCACCTCATTTCTTCTCAGCCTCCTCGAATCCAATCAGGTTCCGGTATGGTATCCAGGCATACTGATTGGCATTAATGGTATGGTCGTTCCTGTCCTCCGGCTTGTCCTTCTCGTCATCCCAGGAGTACCGGTCCAACTCGGACAGATGCTCCGCACAGGTATCTACTACTAGGTAACACCCCTGCTGTATCCAGCCCAGCTGCAGGTTGATACGGTCGATGATTCCCAGCTGCTTGTACGCATCCCAGAAGTTATACAGACAGCCCTTAAGCCGCTTGTATTTGCGTAGCTCCGTGATGGTCGCCTGGTCCGCATTGTCTATATACACATCCTTGGCAAACCCCCAGTCCTTGCGGCACTGCTCCAGAAAGGCCACGAACTTGACTGCTGTGTCACTGGGGGCCAGTGGGACATCCAGTTTGGCGTTGTTGTAGACCTTCTCAGCCAGGGTAACAAGCTTTCTGTCCTCCGTGATGCCCTGGAATATCATAGCTATGGTATCTGGGGACTTAGAGGAGTAGGATGTGTCCAGGGCGGCAGTGAACTTTTTGAATTTCAGTGCCTTGGCCTGCTTGACTGTGATGACATGCTTAGACCGCTCGAAGTTGCTGAAGATCAGGCCGGTTGCCTTGCCTCTCAAGCCCTGGATCTTGTTTTTCCAGATCTTTGTGCCCTTCGGCGTGTTGGTCATGATCTGGTCCAACTTCTCCTTGGACAGGCCCAGATTATGGGCAAAAGAAAAGAACCAATGCACCCAACCGGGTTTTGGTTCCTCCTGTAATTCATCCATTATCTCTTTTGGTGTTTCATCTTCCCACTCAGGCAGTGGCCTGGAACAGTTGATATACTCCTTATACACATCCAGGCCCGGGTCATCCGGGTTGAGCGTGGCCATCAGGTAATCGCTTCTCATGGCGGCCTCACGCACAAACTCTATGTCGGCCGTGTTAATCTCATCAATGTACAGGCATCCGTACTGGCCGCCCAGGGCATCCTTCCACTTGCGCTTGTTGCCGTAGCCGACAACAAAGATTATCTTATCGCCGCCGGATGTGTGGAATAGGATGTGAGGCATGTTATATCCACCGCCGCCGTTGCCTTTGTACTCCACCAGCACGCCGAAGTCATCCAGGATGCCCAGGTCCTTCTGGATGATGTTCTTCTCGGCGGCGCCGGTGTCATCCGCAGCCAGGATGTGCAGCTTTTTGGGCGATTCCGCTACCTTTAGCATGAATTTGAATAACCCCACCGTGGTCTTGCCGGCCGCCGTGGTACCCTCCAGGAACTCCACCGGGGCATCACAGCGCAGGAACGCCTTGTACTTATCCGACAGCAGTAATCTACCCGCGCTCATTACCCACCACCACGCATCTGCTGGAGCAGGTCGTCAAGCTTGGTCTTTTCGGTATCCAAGCCGCCGGACAGCTCCACCTTATCCTTAAACATCCCCAGATGGCGCCCCAGGAGCTCCAGGGCTCTTACCCTGTCATAGGTTTCCACGTTTATCCCAAACTTAGTTTCTTTGATTGCGGAGATAGCCGCCCGCTTCTCCTCTGGCAGTTCTTCAGTCGGGATTATTCGAACCACATCCCTTGTCTGCATCTGACCGGTATCTGGATCCACCACATAAGAGTTGTTCCGGATAACCGGCTCCCGCACAACATGTGCAAAATCGGTGCCGTTTGCACTGGCAATCTTCCGCAGCTCCTCCAGCACCCAATCTTGGGTAATCTCAGTACGCTTTTCCCGGTCCTTCATGCGCTCCTGGATATATTCCGCAACCTTAGTATTTCTTAGCAGCTTACTACCGTTGACCGCCGCAGCCTCATCCTTCTTGCAGCTCGGATACGCAACCTTGTAAGCCCTGGTGGCATTCAGGCCAATCAAGTATTCCTCACAAAATCGCTTCTGTTTCTTCGTCAATCAGGCTCACCTTCTTTCTGCGCAGGAAAAAGCCTCCACATCTCGGCGGAGGCCCTTAAGGGGAAAATCAATGTCAAATGTATCTGTCCGAATAGCGGGGGCAGGATTTGAACCTGCGACCTCCGGGTTATGGGCCCGGCGAGCTGCCAGACTGCTCTACCCCGCATCAATACCGGCTCGTCACCGGTATGTTCCAACTCACACCGCGGTTGGCTTACGGATACCTTGCACCAGTATGGTATCAACTGGGAGCTGCTCTCTATCCGATTTGCGAAGCTATGAAGAGACAGGAGAACGTCAGCTTCTAATTAGCCACCAGGGTATGGCACCTGGCGGCCGTTAATCAATGTGGGAGGAGGAAACGGCTCTTACACCACTTCCAGCCTATACTATAACATTTTGAAAACGAACAGTGCGAACAAAACGAACAAACATTACTTTTCTTCCATAAATCGCTGAAATTCCATTCTCACGCTGTCCGCTGTGGCCTTTCTTCCCAATTTAATCGCAACTTCACTCCAGGACATCTTCTGAAATATCGCATATCTAATAATCCGCTGCATCCTCTGAGGTATTGCATTCATCCAAGTCTCCACCCGAACCTTGATTCTTTCCGCATCCGCTTTTCGCTCCTCTAACAGATGCTCATAGGTCTCCAGTGCTCCTGGCTCGCTCACAACCGAATAGGCCATCCCCTGAATCTTAAAGCTCTGGGCCGTATAAGGGAACTCTTTCATGGACCCATGAACTCTGTCCTGTAAAATAGTCTTACGCTGCCGCTTAACCCTCCGTATATCTTCCTCAGTTTCCTTTATCAGCTCGCAGGCGTCTATGTATTGGCTCAAAATATCCTTGTCCATCGGCATATCCTTGTCCATCGGAATCACCTCCCCGTCAGTATTCCCACCAGAGTACAGTAAAAGATAACTGCACAGACATCTTTCTTTCGACAATAGTACCATGCCATCAGAAGATTCCCCAACAATACAGTGGTTCTAATTATTTCAAATATTATTGGCTCCACCTCCAAACTCTCTTTTATACCACATCCGCAGCCTTGCCAGCTGTACCCTCACGGGCGGCTCCCGCAGCTCCGGAACCGGGCACAGGCTGGTGTACATGTAGGCCGGCGCCGTCCGTATGCGCTCCTTGATTGCCTCGTCCGTTTGGGCGGCCAGAGCCTTGCTGTGGTCGATGCGGCTGACCTTGGACTGCTTACTGCCTCTCTTTATCATAGACATCCTCCACCCATTCCAGTGGTTCTCCACAATCTTGACAATAGTCTTGCCCCATCTCAACCTCGCCGGCACAGTTAGGACACTCATACATAATGCCATGTTCCATTTCAAGCTTTATTTTAGCCATCCTTCTTGTCCTTTCAAAATCACACAAATGTCAGTTTTGATTTGTAACAATATTTATCATTAAACAACATTGTCATTGAACTACTTTTTTCATATAATATTGTAAAGAATGCCTTGGAGACTAAAGTGCTTAACCATCAATATACTAACTCACCTTCCTATTTCTCAGGAGATTCCTACCCAAGATTCCAATCAAATGTGGCGACTGATTACGGACCAAATCCATTTACTATTAATATTAACAATGCTGCTATGAATAATGACACATTTCGCACTGCCTTATGGACAGGTAACAACCTGCAACTTACTCTGATGAGCATACCTACTGGTGAAGAAATAGGCGTAGAGATGCATCCAAACGATGATCAATTTTTGCATATTGAATCTGGTCACGGGGTTGTCCAAATGGGTAGGCAAATGGATAATTTAAATTTTCAACAACCAATCTTTGTAGACAGTGTCATATTCGTTCCTGCCGGAATATGGCACAATATAATAAATACTGGCGATATTCCATTAAAATTATATTCGATTTATGCACCACCTCATCATCCCTGGGGTACTGTTCACCAAACTAAAGCTATCGCTGAAGCAAATACAAATCATTATTGATTACAACCTCGTCAGTTCTCCAATAGGGACTGGCGAGTCTTTAATATACCACAAATCTATAAAATCCTAATTCTAGTTACAACCTTTTTTCACCTTCTGAATCTCTTTCAGTTTCTCAATCAATAATCCCCGGTTCGTCTCACAATCCCGGAATAACTTCCCATCCCGCAGCAGATAGTACTCATGCCGGCCGTAACCATCATGATATTGGGCCTCATAGCTTCCTGACGCATATCCATCGAATATCCTTGCGTGATACACCTTGACCACCATG